TATAAATATAGTATTTACTATTATATAATATGAGTTCTATTCGTTTAAATGAAAATTATAACAAAATAAATGAATCAGAATTATATATTAAATATAAATCATCTTATGTTTTAGCAGTGCGCGATTTTTCATTACATTGTTGCTATGTTTTATTTAGTTTCTTTTTATTATGGCATTATAAAAACAGTTATTTTAACATTGTTACAATTCCAGTATTTGCTTTATTAAATATTAAAACCTTTATAATATTTCACGACTGTTGTCATAATTCCTATACCCCAAATAAAACACTTAATTTAATTATTAGTCATATTACAGGAACATTAACATTAACAACTCCTAATTGGATTTTAGATCATCATATACATCACTTAACCAATGGAAATACTGAAAATAAATATAATTTCAAGTTTAATGAATTAGTCAATGTAACTAAAAAACAATATCACCGGTTTTCTACTTTAAATAAATATATATATTGTTTTATCCATCACCCAGTTATATTTTTTACTATTATACCCTTTTTCTATTTTTTTCTTTTACAAAGAGGTATGTATTTATTCAAAAAAATAAAATATAACAATAAAATTAGCAAACCATTTAACCTAATATTTATGAATGACTTTGTTAATAATGCAGCTTTAGCTATATTATATTATAATATAATAACCTATTATCAATGTTTTAATGTATTATTACTAGCTCAATATTTGTCTACGGTTGGTGGGTTTTTTTTATTTTTTAATCAACATACCTTTAACACACCATATGTTGTAAATAATGATACGTGGAATATAAAAGATAGTGGTTTAAGTGGTAGTTCTTTTATTAAAATACCACAATATCTTAAATATTTTACAGGTGGTATTGAGTATCACCATATTCACCATATAAATGCTAAAATACCTGGATATAATATTCAAAAATATCACGAAGAAGTAATATCAAAAAGTAATATATTTGATTCGATAGTAACATTAACTCCTTTAGAGTGCTATAATAATATGTTTTTGATGTTATATGACGAAAAAGAAAATAAATATGTAACAAACCTGGAAGTTGATAAAAATATTTATCGACACATCAACTACGGGTTATCTGGGATTTTTATCTGTTTTTCTATACATTTTTTAATTTCGTATTTTATATAATTAGATGTGAAGTAAATGATAAATGTAAATGTAGTCAATGATACATAATAAATAATTAATAATTACTTAAATATATAAAATATAATTAAGTAACTCGATGATAGATTTTATCGAAATCTTAAATAATAATTATAAAAATGTCACAAAAATGGCTATTTTTAATTATTTTAAAACAGGTAATACAGTATTAGATGCGATACTATCTACAATAACAATGAGTGTTGTCGGTTTTTATATTAATTATTTATATGATAATAAAAATATGATTTTTTTAAAAACCTTTCATATTCACTATCTTTATGATATATTTTATAAAAAAAATAGTATGGTAATTGAAGGGCAACGATGTTCATCGACGAGTGAATATACAAATTTATTTGTTGTATCTGCACTATTTAGTGAACGTTTTAAAGCTATATGGAATTATATTATAAAAAATATTACTAAAAATGAATCTATTTATCAAATAAAGGAATCCTATACTGCTTTTAGGGATAGTGATGAAAAAAAATGTCACGATGCAATTTTTATGGTTTTTCAAGATAAAACATTTACTATAGATAAAGATATTTACGTTAAAAGTAAATTTATTGAACAAGATAACGAAAATGAAAAAAGTAGGGTCAATACCAAAATAGATAAAATTAATGTAACTATATATAGTTACGTGTATTCATTAGATTATTTAATTCATTATGTTGATAATATAACTCAACAATATTTAACTTCATTGAAAAATAGTAGAAAAGATAAAAAATTTATTTATTGTCTTGATAAAGTGAAATATGATGAGAGAGAAACTAGACTAAACTGCTGGAGAGAAAATATTTTCGAAAGTGCAAGATCTTTTGATAATCTATTTTTTGATGGTAAACATAATTTAATTAAAAAAATAGATTTTTTTATTAATAATCGCAATTGGTACTATGAAAAAGGTATTCCATATATGTTAGGTATAGGTTTACACGGTCCTCCTGGTACTGGTAAAACATCGTTCGTAAAAGCGTTGTCTAATTATTTGAAGCGGCATTTAGTTATTATCTCTTTTAAATTATTAAAAACAAAGAAACAACTAGACGAATTTTATTATGAAAATACTTATAATGAAAAAAATGAGCATAATAGTATTTCTTTTGATAATAAAATTATATTATTTGAAGATATTGATTGTATAGGTGATATTATTTTAGATAGAAAATTAAAATACGAAAATGAAAGTAATTCCAAAAAAAATAGTGCAAAATATAAAAAAAATAGTAATATTCGAAATAATAATAATAATAATATAACAAGTGTATTGCAAAATTTATGCGATATAAATGAGAATGGTTTATCCAATATTTTCCCCCCAAATGATGATATTCCAATAACATTAGATGATATATTGAATTTGTGGGATGGGATACGTGAAACACCAGGAAGAATTTTAGTAATTTCTTCCAATTTTTATCATAAATTAGATCCAGCGTTAATTCGTCCGGGTAGAATAGATATTACTCACGAACTAAATAATGCAAGTCATAATACAATTTCTGATATTTATACTCATTTATTTGGAACGAAAATAGATAAACAAAAACTTAAAAAAATTCAAGAGTTTTTTTACTCACCTGCTGAATTAATCAATATTTATATTGATTATAAAAATGAAAAAGATTTTGTCAATCGTCTATTATTAAATAAAAAAATATAAAAATATAATTATTTCGTTGGTCTAATTAATAATAAATAGTATTTTATATATATATTTATATTTATGTTACATAACTACATTGAAAAATTAATAGAAAATTTACCAATTAATATAAAAGAGAATACACGGCCCTTAGTTATTGATGTTGTGTTAGATGGTGGTATTTTTAATGGTAGTTATCTTATTGGAGCGTTATTTTTTTTAAAAGAAATGGAAAAGAAAAAATATATAAAAATTGATAGAATTTCAGGATGTAGTATAGGAGCAATTGTGGCTTTCGCGTATTTTATTGAAAATGGGCTAGACAATACGTCTTTTTTTTATAAAATGGCATATGATGAATTTAAATCCACCTATAGTTTGTCTGTTATAAAAGATATAAAAACAAAATTATTCTCTAATATGCCAGATGATATATGTAACAAAATAAATAATAAACTGTTTATTACATACAATAATCTTAAAAAACACAAAAAAATAGTAAAGTCAGAATATAAAAGTAAAGATGATATTATTAATACTATTATACAATCCTGTTATATACCTTATCTAATAGATGGCAATTTATTATATAGAAATAAAACATTAGATGGTATTAATCCATATATATTTAAAATTCAACCACATAAAAAAATATTATATTTAGATTTGTTTGGTTTTGATAAAATAACGAGACTACTTAATGTAAAAAACGAATATAATAATTATCATCGAATTCTTTCAGGATTATTAGATATACATCATTTTTTTATTAAAAAAACAAGTACCCAAATGTGTAGTTATGTTAATGATTGGTCTTGTCTAAATTATTACTTTATTTATTTAAAAATTTTTATAGAAAAATCATTTATCTTATTTATAAGATTAGTAATATATATTAATAAGAACTTTCCAAAGGAGTGGAAAAAATCAATATTTATAAAAATATTATGTAAAATATTACAAGACGTTTTTATTATTCTATTAGAGACATATTGTATATAAAAATATATAAAATATTTAGTTGAGACGTTAAGAAAAGAATATATTATTACATTTAATATAAATATAAATATAATTATAACTACTACAAATATAATATGGAGAGACTACCATTTGATATTATTATAAATCATATTATTCCATATACTTATAATATTCAATCCAATTTATTATTAGAAGATATCAAAAACTATTTTATAATAAAACAAACACTAATGGATGATAAATACGATATACATATGATTAAACACGAAATATTAGCGGTGTTTTATGATAACAAAATAAAATTAAATAATATATTACATAGACATTTTCAAAAATACGATTTAGATATTATTTATAATTATTCCAATAATACGAGATTTAATATTTTATTTGGTTTATTTACAAAAGAAGAGAGAATAAAATTTCTAGAATATATTCTTCAAGATAATGGTATTTGGTTTCTAATATAGATCTTTTTTATTTTTACGTGTTTTTTTACCATAAATGTCAATGTCAAATATTGATTTACCTTTTTTAGCTCTTGATTTTTTAGCTCTTGATTTTTTAACTCTGGCTTTCTTATTAACAGTGTTTTCATTCTTTATATTGTAATCCTTTTTATTTTCATCTTTTTTATTTGTATATCTGTTAATATCATCTGGTTTATAATTAAGAAAATATTCTTCAAATTCTTTACTATTCCTATTCTGTTTTAGTTCTTTAAATTTTGCAGCTTTATCTGCTCTCATTTCTTCAACAGATTCTTGGTGACCATAACAAGTAACACTAAAACGTCTTAATAGTCCTTTTTGAGATAAACGATTTTTTTGTTGAACTTCAAATAAAAATTTCGACATACATAATATGCGATCTAAAAATTCATTATAATATGGTCTATCTGCATATAAAAAAGCCAAATAAAAACTCAACATAGTATCAATGGTAGCTATTTTTACTTTTTGTCCGTGAAAATTAATAATATTATAACTATGACACGCAATCGGTTTATATATAAAAGCTATAGTATCATTATCTAGTTTAATCTCATAATGTTCAGGTATAATTTCACCAACTGGAGTTCGTTTGAGTATTTTAACATTGCGAACATTAATATCTTTTAATCTTTCTTTTACTATTTCTGCAGTTGTTTCAGGATCATTAGATAAAACATCAAAATCCGCAAATTTTTGTACTCTCTTTCTAAGATTTTTAGGCATATACTGAGAGTACAAAATATTAGCAAAACCACCAAAAAAAACAACTCCTTGGTTAATTAATGTATCTTTAACATTTTCATATATGTCATCTTCTTTTTTGTTATTGTCCATTTTTCGCTGAAAATCCACTTTGTTACAATTAATACCTGTTAACGGGTGATTTTTATTTAATAAAGTAAGACGTTTTAACACTTTTTCCCATCGTGTGGTATCACCTGCAGGTCTAGATAATTCTAAATACATTGACATTCTTAAAAAATTAGGTGGGGCATATAAGATTCCATTTACTCGAATTGCATCTTTTTTCAATGAATTATAGATACCTTTTTGAAGTTGTGTAATATCTGCAACCGGAATATAATTAACAAATACTTTATAGGTACCGTGATGCTGACCAGATTTTGCCTCCACGTCAGTAAAACCTAATGAATAATATAAATTAGCTAATTCTTTAGCATCGTGTAGTGCATTTGGTGTGAAAAAATCATAATCCGGTATTTCTATTTCTTTATCATAAAATTTATCTTCTTCTGGTAAAATATTGTTAATCGCAGTTCCTCCATAACAAATTAAATTTTTTCGTTGTATAAAATCTTCCACAATTTTGATAATCTTTTGGATATCTTCTGAATTTGTAACTCGTTTTGCAATTTTTGTTTCTGCTTTATCTACAGCCATACGAAGAATAGTTAATTCACAATCAGAAAAATTTAAATCTTTACATATTTTGTCTTCCTTCATATAATAATAATATAAAATTATTATATGAAATATTGAAAAACAATGTAAAAGAAAATAGAAATAAAATAAAATAAAAACAAAACTTTCATAAAACAACCATTATAATTTTTAAAAGTTAAAACTGTAATAGTCCTTAGTAACATTACGCGTTGCATAAGAATATGCCGGATTTTGAGGTGTTGGATCTGGGATAGTAACAACGTGATATCTTAATGCATATGGTTTTAATGCAAACGCATAGGTAGACCTATCAAAAAATACAGTATTTTCCATCAAAAAGTTATCTACCAATTGATATCTCATTGCAACCATTTGACACCCTGCAGCTCTACATAAAAATCCACTCGGATTAGCTGGACTAACACCTGCATCTGGCAAGACAATAGTCATACCTGTTTTATTATACTCAGTTAATTCATTTATGTCTGGATTATTTTTAACATTATAATAATTATATGCTCTGCAAAAAATTGAATTACTAGTTAAATTAACATATTCTAAAAATTCTTGGTTTTCTAAAAAAGCATTATTAATTCTATCTACTATTAATATAATTTTATTTTGAAACGTTGTTAATGGTAAGTTACCTAAATTTTTTCCAGAATTTTCAAAACTATATTCTTTTCCCAACATAATAGAGTCATAGGACTTAAATAAAGTAGCCATATTTGTATACATAGACTGATTGTTACTTTTTATTCTTAAGTGTATAATAAGAGGATCTGTCGGATTTGGACAAGTACCTCCAGCAAATGCATAGTTTTGGATAGTACTCATTACATCACCAAAATTTACAGAATTAAATGTCTCTTTAACATAATAATCATCGGATGTACTTGTAGCAACAACTGGATTATTATCAATAGAATAAATCTCAAAATCTAGGCATCTCACCCCTTGTTTTATAACTGCTTTTAAATTACATATGTCAACAAAATCATTCTTATAAGATCCCCCACTACAAGCATTATATGCTGTTTTGATATAATAATCATTTAAATTACCACTACAATCCGGGTCACCACTCGAAATAGGTTTTATATATCCATCTACAGATGAATATAGTGTATTCATAAAATTACATTCAGCATTTTCTAATCTATATAAATAAATCATATATCCAAACATAAGTAATAAAATAATAAAAATAAAACCCATAATTATATAACTTTGAAAGTCCTCATCCATTTTATTTATTGCGCTTAAAGACTGATCTGACATACTTAATATAATATAGTATTTTTAATTTAAGAAAACTCTGAAATTATATTATGATGAAATAAACAATTAAAAATTATATCATATATACATAATATGGCAGGTGGTTTATTAAATCTTGTCAGTGAAGGACAACAAAATATAATATTACAAAGTAATCCAAGTAAAACATTTTGGAAGGCAACTTATAAAAAATATACAAACTTTGGTAAGCAAACATTTCGTTTAGATTATGAAGGTACACCAATATTAAATTTAACCACCGAATCCACGTTTATGTTTAAAGTTAAACGTTATGCCGATTTATTGATGGATTGTTATATATCTATTAATTTACCGAATATTTGGTCTCCTATTGTGCCGCCTCAAACCTATATAAATCCAGATGGAAGTACTGGTTATACTACTTGGGCTCCTTATGAATTTCAATGGATAGAAAATTTAGGTGCTCAAATTATTGATCGTATTACCATTACGTGTGGGAATCAAAAATTACAAGAATATTCTGGTAAATATATATTATCGTCTGCTCAACGTGACTTTAGCGGACAAAAATTAGCATTATTTGATGAGATGATTGGAAATATACCTGAATTAAATGATCCTGCAAATGCTGGGGCACGTGTAAATGCATATCCAAACGCATTTTATACAAATAGTCCAGCAGGTGCCCAGCCATCGATTACTGGCCAAATATTATATATTCCATTGGGCGCGTGGTTTAACTTAAATACTGTTCAGGCTTTTCCATTAGTTTCGCTCCAATATAATGAGTTAATGATAAGTGTTACTTTTCGCCCAGTAAATCAGTGGTTTACTATTCGAGATGTGCAAGATTATATAAATAATTATCCCGTAGTTGCGCCAAATTTTAATCAATATTATATGCAATTTTATCGATTTTTACAAACTCCTCCTGATACTGTATTAGGACCAAATTCTTATACAGATATAAGAACTCAATGGAATGCTGATATCAATTTAGTTAGTACTTATTGTTTTCTATCTAATGAAGAGTCAACTTTATTTGCCAAAAATGAACAAAAATATATATTTAAACAAATTTATGAAAAGCCGTTTTACAATGTCACTGGACAAAACAAAGTAGATCTGGACTCACTTGGGATGGTAATTAGTTGGATGTTTTATTTTCAAAGGAGCGATGTAAATTTACGTAATCAATGGTCGAATTATACCAATTGGCCATATAATTATATGCCTCAAGATGTTACGCCTGCGTCTACCAATGGTGATTATCCAAACCCAAATCCGAATCCGTTAAATCTTCCTCAAATTCAACCTACATTAGGTCCAGGATTAAATTCAGATGGAACATTAACTGGTATATATACAAGTGGTATATATAATCCACAAAATATTCAATATATATTAATTGCACTAGGTATATTATTAGATGGTCAATATAGAGAAAATATTTTACCAGCAGGTGTATTTAATTTCGTGGAAAAATATGTTAGAACAGCAGGAAACGCACCACAAGGATTGTATTGCTATAACTTTTGTTTAGATACGTCACCATTTACTATTCAACCATCTGGTGCAATGAATATGAATCGTTTTACTAATATACAATTTGAATTTACAACTATAAGTCCACCTTTTGATCCTTATGCACAAGTGTTAACTATTTGTGACCCAGTTACAGGTGAATTAGTTGGGATAAATAAACCGACTTGGAGAATTTATGATTATAATTTTAATTTATATGTAATGGAAGAGAGAGTAAATATGGTAATATTTGTAGGTGGTAATGCAGGGCTATTATATGCAACATAATTTAATCCATTATATCCAATATTAACATATTTTAATAAATTAGTTGGTATTTTTATTAAACATTGCATTTACAATACGCCTTGGTCTAACAGAAAAAATTTATAATCCGCACATTTTTTTGGTTTTCAAGTAAATAAAGTAGTTTAACAATAGGAATAGATGTTATAAAATATTTAAAATATCTTTTAAAGGAGAAAAATGTGTAATATTTAATTTTATAATTATATATAATATAATGGACACATTTACAATGTTTTTTTGGTTTTTTTTCGTACTTTTTATTAGTTTGTCGGGATATTTATTGTATTATACTAAAAAAACTAATATTTTATATCTTCAAATCGGGACAGGATTTGGAATGTTTGCAACAAGTAAGATTGGTCGTAACTTTTTAGGATTTGTATAATATTAATATATTTTATAATATATATTAATGTTAAAAAATATTGCAAATTTTAATAATATAAATGATTATTTACCATTATTTAATGCTGTTTTAATTACAGATTTATTTGTAATTTTATTATTAAACACAAATGTTATAAAATCACAAGTTTTAAAGAAATGGTATTCACAATACAATTTATCTGCTGTTATTGCTGATGTATTAATAATATTAATTGGATTAATTATTACAAGAGCAATTTATTATTACATATTTAATAATTTTTCATTATTAAAATTTATTATTATAGCCACAATAGTACAAATTATCCATGACATATTATTTTATATTTTTTTTACCAATATACCAAGAGGAGTAAATAAAATGCTTGATACGTTCAAGGATTATGCGAATGATGTATCTTATAAAGCAATTTTAGCTGATAGTGGAATGATGATAATGGCTTGTTTAATTGCGTCTTATCTTGTAAATAAAAACACAAATACTAACATAATTGTATTAATTTCATCTTTATATGTGTTGCCATATTTATTATACAACTAATAATTAAAAATAATATTATAATATATGTGTTTCAATTATAAAGTATCCTTATTAACATTTGTTATAGGTACTGTGTTTTCTATTCTATTAATAAAATATGGAAATCCGCAATACAAATTAGAAAATAAAATATCTGGAATATTTTTAATATTTATTTCACTCATTCAATTTATGGATTTTTTATTTTGGATAGATCTAAAAAATAATTACGGTATAAACAAGATAACTACGATTTTTGGTCCAATACTAAATGTATGTCAACCTATTATTTTATATATGATAAAATATTATTATTATCGTCCGAATCTGTCGAATGGTTGGAATTTATTTATTGCTATCTTGAATATAGCATATTTATTTTATTTTATTAACATATACACAAAATTTCTATCAAATGAAAAAC